TATTCACCTTCCGATCCTAGCCATTTAGTCTTTCCTGCTCCTTCTTTCTCCCATCCATATCCTGGGGATGTGGATCGATTGATTCCTTGATAGAATTCATTACCCTCAATACCCTGAATTGCTTCAGCATATGTGAGAACTCGCCTATCAGCTTCATCAACCTGTCCGGTAACCATCTGAGTGTAGTGATGAACTGCACTATTGAGAAGGTTCTTATCCATCGTTTTAGGGGCAGGAGAAGCCTTCACTCGTGCTTTTGCCATCGGATCAACTTTCAATCCATCCTTCATGAAAGGCACCAGATGAGCTGGTTTCATTGTTGGCGTAGCAATTACACCATGAACGGGAGATGGAACAATTGTCGATTTGAAATTGGCAAATACCTTTCGCGTTTCCTTTCCGTGGTACATGAAATTTCCAACAAAGGGAAGTCTCAAGTTCCACAACCATCCTTTCTCATCTTGAATCGGTTCAACATTGAGTTCTGAAGCGACTTTCATCACAGGAAACATTTTGGCGTCTTCGACACAGACAAGCTGACTCTCCAAGATTTTCAAAACATCCTGTGTGAGTGGTGTTCCAATACCGCAGTATTTTGAACCTGAATCACCAGCAGCATGAATACCAAAAATCTTATTCGCAAAATTGGGATCAAATGCAACAAGAACTGCTCCACAATCACCACTGGTGGTCTGAATCTCGTACTCAAAGTATTTTCTACAATGAGATACATAGTTCAGTCCCTCAATACCGATTGGTTCATCAATTGCTCTAACACTGTTAGAGAAGTATTGACGAAGAACAATTTCTTTTTGTGGCACATACCCAATAGCTGAAATAGACTTAAGGCTTGAAAACCGAGAAAAGTCACATCCTGTCATGAATTTGCTGCTAATGTCAGGATGTTGGTCGACCAATCGGGGCAATTCGAACATCATGACATCTTTGTCACCATGCATGTTATCATCTGGAATCACGACGCGATTCAATTCCCACAAGGTGAGTGGGAATCCATCAGGCTTATGTTTATTGATCATACGCCACTCCCTGATATGTTGCATACCTAGGAGATGACGATTGGCAAT